ACAGAGCAGCAATCAGATCAGAGTCAAACACAAAGGAAGCAGAGATTGATGCGCTTGCTGATCTGGATGCAATTAAAGCATACCAGGCACATCCCATTGTCGAGGTGCGTTATATCTCTACTTATGATGTTGAAGGAGTTGAAACTATTGGCCCCGGAACTGAGTCCGTAAACAGAACTGTAGATCAAGTTACTTTTGGGTGGCCCACTGACCCTGATCACACTGATCCGTACCACGTGAGGTATGAATAATGGCTTTAGAAACTGGCAATTACATCAATGACCTAGATCAGACCTACCCCACAGGAACTGACACAATCTCCGAAGGAGATGGACATCTTCAACTTATCAAGAAAGTTCTGAAGCAGTCCTTCCCTGGCGTAGACAGGGTCTCTGAGTACATTTACGTCCACACCTCTGCCCCTACTGTAGATGTCGGAAAGGGGAGGTTGTGGTTAGACACAAGCACCACACCTAATTTACTGAAGATTTATGATGGGTCCTCCTTTGTAAAACTTCCTATTTCAGCTACCGTTGATTACAAGATCATGGGCAATGACACTGTAGGTTGGGTTATGCCAACCGCAGATGGAACTGCTAATTACCCCCTGACCACCACTGGGTCTAATGTACTGGCCTTTGCTCAGATTGATACCACCGCTATAGCAAACAACGCCGTAGATGGAACTAAGATTGCCATGGGGTCTGACGCTGCAGGTGATGTCCTTTACCATAATGGAACTGACTACGTCAGATTAGCTAAACCAGGAACACCTGCTGGTGAAATGCTGACCTTTGCAACCTCAGCCTCAGCTCCTAGCTGGACCATGGAGAACGTTGTAAACGTGTCTCATGGAACACAAGCACTAAGTTCAACTATACGACAAACCACATACACTGATACTGGGTATACGTTTGACTACACCAAAGTTCAAGCAGCCACTGACTTATATATAGAGTGCCACTTTGACGTTGTAAACTGGTCTAACTTCGATAGCGCAAACACCCAAACCCAAAAAGTGAGATTGATCTACTCTACTGACACGGTAATTTCACCCACAGACATACAAGTTGGTTACATGACAGACGACACTCAATCCGGCACAGGATCAGTTGAGCATGGAAACATTGCATCCTTCATTTGGAAGGTTTCAAGTCTTGCTGCTGCAAGTTACACATTTAAGATACAGTGTAAAAGCACTAGCTCTGCTGATGGTGGCTTTGGAACCGGGGACGCTGCCTGGAGAGTATGGGAGATAACAGCATGAGACACATCTTAGATAACGCACTGGTATCTATTGCTGGCCCTGAGTTTGCAATCTATGGGGAGGTAACAAACTCCTCTGAATATGATGCGAATGTAGTTTTTAGCACCCCTAGCAACAAGCCAACATGGGCAGCGGTTCAGACACAGATGGCTGTAGAACGATGGAACTACGTGAGGGTGGAGCGAAACAAGAAGCTAACTAAGTCGGATTGGTCTCAACTTAGCGACGTTCCTCTTTCAGATTCTAAACGAGAGGAGTGGCAGGTATACAGGCAATCACTTAGAGATGTTCCATCTCAGTCAGATCCTTTGAATGTTACCTGGCCAAGCGTACCTGAGTAATGGCTCTTGTTCCTGTAATTCCCATTGAGAATGTTGGTCAGGTTGGGATCATCACAGACATCCCACCGTTCCAGCTCCCACCCAACGCCTGGAGTGCTGGCAACAACGTAAGAGTAAGGGATCATGGAATAAAGAAGTGCGCTGGCTTTACAGAGATCTTCGCCTCCTGCCCAATTCCCCCTTACCACATCTTCCCGTTAGCTGATACAACCTCAGTCTACTGGGTAGCTTTAGGGTTGGGAAAGGCCTACGTCTTTAAGAATGATGGTGGGACCTGGACCGACATCACAAGAAGCTCAGGCGGTGATTACTCTGCCACTGCAGACGAAGGTTGGTCTCACACAGTTTTGGGTGGTGTTCCGATCCTAACAAACTTCAAAGATACCCCTCAATTCTGGGCACTTACCTCTGGGAAATACAACACAGCAACTAACCTGGCAGCTCTTACTAACTGGAGAGGTCCTGGGGGAGCAGCAGCAGCTACTTCCTATGCCAAATCAATAAAGAGCTTTAAGTCTTTCCTGATTGCTCTTAATCTTAATGACACCGCCTCCAGTACAGAGTACACACAAATGGTTAAGTGGAGTGGCGCAGCCTCTGCTCACTCAGTCCCAGCCACTTGGAACGAGACCACAACCACAGCAGATGCTGGTGAACAGGAACTCTCTGACACACCTGGGGACATCATAGATGGCCTTCAGTTAGGAGAAACCTTTGTTGTTTACAAAGAAGACGCAACCTACCTAATCCAATTCATAGGAACACCCTTTATATTCTCTTTTAAGATGCTCTCACCAACGGTGGGTATCTTAGCCAAGAACTGCGTTTCAGAGTTTGAGGGCGGTCATTTCTTCATAGGTAAGAGCGACGTATATTTGAACAATGGCCAAACCATCACACCCCTGTTACCTAACAGATTAAAGAGGGAACTTTTTGATAACTTAGATGGGGATTACTACAAGCGTTCCTTTACCGTGGCCGACTACAACCGAAAGGAAATGTTAGCTTGTTTCCCAACCACGGGGAGTACCTTCCCCAACAGGGCTTTAATCTGGAACTGGGTAAACAACACCTTCACCATAAGAGACCTGCCCTCTGTATCCTCTGTGGGTTTTGGAAACATCAACGTAAGCACGGACACCAATAACTGGGATGATTACACCACCCCTGCCGGAACCACCACAAACACCTGGGACGTAACGACAGAAGACTGGGGCCAAAGGACCTTCGACAAGGGGGCCTCCAAGGTAGTGTTTGCTACCCCTGGACTCTCCACAGGAGCCATCAGCGCTGCTACCCAGGCCGACCCTGTCCGCATTACTACCGGTACAGCCCATGGACTGTCTAATGCAGACAAGATCATCATAGATGGGGTTGCAGGAATGACTGAACTCAACGCTCCTGACGGGAGTGCTTACCCGGCTGCAGGTGTTCTCTACGCGAAGATAGACACCACCAACCCTACCACCGAGTTTACTTTGTATGAGGACGCTGATTTATCTTCTGCATTAGATGGAACTGGGTTCTCAGCCTGGACTAGCGGAGGAAGCATCTACAAGGAAAGACTCTTCCAGGATGACGCTGGTAACACAGAAGACGGGACCACCATGACCTCCTACATAGAGAGAACAGGGTTGTCTCTTACGCAAGACGGAACCAACGATCAGTCTCAGGTTAAATACATACGAGCCATCTGGCCAAAGATGGACATCACCGGCACAGGCACTGTTAATGTATCAGTTGCCAAACAGATGTACCCCGATGAATCAATTACCTGGGCTGGACCCTACACCTTTGACCCCAGGACCCAATCCAAAATATCCTGCACAGTTACGGGGAGGTACTACGGGGTAAAGATCGAGTCTGTTGGAGATCTGGATTGGACTCTAAATGGGGTGGGCTACGAGATAGAAGACGCAGGTTATAGATAATGGCTCAGTCAATAAAATCAGTTGTACGGTTTAACCCGAACCCAGCTCCAGTAGCCCCGGAACAACTACCTGATTACCTCTTTAATGAAATGAACAGACTAGGAGACATCCTCCTGAACCAATCCCTCTTTAGACTTGAGCCAACATATGTTGAACCCACTAAACCCAGAATAGGGGATGTGAAGTATGCGGATGGGACAGAGTGGAACCCCGGTGGAACAGGTGAGGGCATTTACCTTTTTAACTCCAGCAGTGCCTGGACTAAGCTGTAGGATAAAAACATGGCAAACATATACGAAAGCATAATGGATTACGTTCCCTCAGCCTCTGCTGGGTTTAGGCCTAAAGAATCATCAAGAGTATGGGATAACCTATGGGGTGAAGCTGCTGTTACTTCCGATAACGGTGAAGAGGAGGAGGTGGTTGTTGAAGCCCCTGTAACGGATGAAGATAACATCTCAGAGATAAAGAACCTGTGGAATGATCTAAAAACTGACTTCGTAAAGGGTAAGGATGAGGCCACTGCAGAGGTCATATTAAACAACCTCCATAACATTGAAAGTGGTATATGGGGAAGTCTAGAAGAGAGAAGGGTAAACACCCCCTGGGTGAATCCTGATAATGTGATTGCTGACATCAACAAGCCACGATCTGAGTGGCAAAACATAGAGACCATAGCTGGTTGGAACAACCCAGACTATGTTGCTTCAGACCTTGCAGCCAATCGAGCTGCTACTACTGTAAGTGGTGGAGATACTCTGCAAGCCACTGGACTTAATACCCCTGTTGATAATATTGTTTCTAGTGGGTTTGTTACTGACCCCTATGCTGCCCCACCAGATGTTGAGTCGTTTCAAGCTCTAGCAAATGTCCCTCAAATGGACCTCAACTACATTACAGATATAAAACCACAACCCTACGTGGAGCAATTTGAATCTATGCCTGGGCCACACTTACCTACTGTCGCAGAACAAACCCAGAACAACATCTGGGAAAGCCCATTTGTTCCAAATCCAGGCCAATGGGATGAACAAGAAAGGATAGATGAGCGACTAGCACAGAACGCAGAGCGCATAAGGAGCGAAAAGGCAGCTCGTAAACGAGAACAAGCTCGTATACAAAGGATGGAAGTAAAGA